GATTCCCTAAATCATCTCCTCCTCCTGCTCCTTGTGTCAAATCAGATTCCACCCCATCCTCATTCTTGAAATATAGCTTTTTATCAGATTTCTCGTAGATTTTACCTTTGCCTGCGGGAGGGTTGGCAGGTGCATTTGCGGTAGATACTTGAATCGAAGTTGTAAATGAAGGACTATCAACATCCGTAATCGTATCGTTGGAATCTAAATCATATTTTATCGTCGAGAATCCTATATTAGCTGTGAGATGTAATAAAATGATAAAAATAAAAGCGATAGCATAAAACAGAATAAGGGCATATCCTAATTTCTTCATTCTCTCCTCATCTATAATAAATCACTACTGTTAAATCCTCTCCTGCTGTCGTTGATCCGATTGACTTTATCTTCAACCCGAACTTCTCCGCATTAGTAAATGCAATATCCGCAATATCCGTAACCTGATCCTTTGATCCATCCTTCAAAGTTGCTATCCTAGACTGTTCGACATCATTCTTTAATATATCGACTGTAACATCCGCCCCAATCGGTGCAGTCCTACAATGCAAACTCAATTTATCTATCGTCGAAGGTTTAGGAAAGTAGAACCCATTAAAAAACACTTCTTCATCCATCAGTGATCCTGAAACCTTGATTGGTAGAGTTTTCGATACCAAATCAACAGGGAATACCGTCCCTGTTACTATCCCCCTCGCCAATTCATTCCACAAGAAATCGAATATCGCTACCCTATGATAATAATTGAGTGCAGTTTCCTTAAAACTCGACCCGCCGACTTTTTTACACCAATAAATCCAATAGCTTAAACTCGATATTAAATTCCTTATCGCATTCTCTCTATCTAACAGAGTTACCAATCTGTCTTTAATATCTTTAGCTTCGATATAATCCCCGCTAATACAATCGAAACTCATAGATAGTTCTTCTATATTCTCTAATATACTGCCATCACTCGGAGTGTTATAGATTATATATGGTATTTTAGCTCCGTGAGGTGCCTGAATAGGGTATATTTTAGAATCCGATGCACTCGACCCTAACAATCCATTTAAAGTCGCATCATTCTTTAAATATGCGATAACATCTAATTCAATCAAACCTTGACTCCCTTAATAGCTCTTTCAATTATTTTGATAATATCTGTCCTGCTATTTTTTAATCCTCCGAATAGATAAGGTCTCCCAGCCATTCTACTTGTCCCGAACTCCACATAAGGAGCATATTCGACATTCGACCCGACCTTCCCTATATGTTTATCTTTACTCGATTTAACCTCGTGAGTTATTGATGACCTTAACCTCCCAGTATCTACTGGACATAAATCCTTAGCATTCCCCTCCACAATAATTACCGCCTTTTCTATAACTGTCCGCAACTCCTTATCATTTTTCTTAGCCAAGAGTTCTATTTTTCTTCGGACTTCCTCATCTCCGACTATCTTCGCCTCTATCTTCATTAATTCACTACCCATTACAGATAATACCATCTGCACCATCCTTAACATCGTCTCAATATCATCAAAATTAGCTGTATAATTCAAATGCCTATTATTATCTATACTGATAATGATTCTTTTATCTCCCCGTTCCATCTCATCCCGTCTTTGTTAATAACAATTCCAAATGTGATATATTTTTATCCTTATATATATCCATTACTAAAATAATCGAATATTTATCCCCCCCTATATCAATCCTATATTCTCTCGTATTAAGGTTAATTCCTGCAGGTTTTCTCATAAACAGTATATGGCTCGCCTTCTCATATACCGCCTCTGGCCCGATAATCTTCCCTCCCGATTTAACATCTAATCTACATCTTACCCCCACCAATTCAACTCCCCACGAATTCTCCATCTGTCCTGAATCCGCATCCTGTATTATAACCGCCTTCTCAATATTGCATATCCGATTCAATAACCCATCAAACGACACTTAACCTTCTCCATTGATTCAATTTAATCTTAATATCACTCGGAATACTCTCATCCGAATAAGTAACCGAATAATTACCCATCTTCTCCGACTTTATTCCCGCCTTACCCTCACTATTAAACCTCATCTTGACTAAGCTATTGCATAGATATTCCAATTCAGCAGGAATCCCAGTTGCAAAATCATACCCCGCCTCATAAGTGATTTTTATATTTTTTTGTCCATACGGCCATTTCATACCCCGATAAACATATCCCTCATTCTCATATACTTTATAATAATCACTATCAAATAAATCATCAGTTGCAAAAACATAATGTCTATATATAGATGTAACCGAAATAATCGGATAATTATCTAAAAACAGATACCTTGTCCCATTCCCATCAACCAATAAATCCGTATATGTCGTCTTTTTAAACCTTCTCCCACAATATCTCTCCATAAAATCCGTGACAGAATTTATCAACTCCTCCAATAACAAATCATTAGGGGCATACAATATCTTTTTGTTAGCCAATAACAAACAACTTACAGCCTCCGTCATCGTTAAACTCGAACTCGACTGACTCCCATTAGCCATTACCTCCGCTACCCATCCCTTCCCTAATGTTACATTAATATAAGTAACCAACTCCGTAATAGTATCCTTATCCACATCTGCGAAATTTAGAGTCGTATTATCCGCATTGACTCCCCCCGTAACTATTAACTTAATCCCCGTCGATAAAACCTGATATGTCGCATCTGTCGCATCTGTCGAGCTATTATAAAGAGTAAATATAGGAGTTTGAATATCACTATCCGTAACTCCCATAAATCTTTTAACCGACTCTAAAGTCGATAAAGCATAAGAATGTAAAGCCATCCTCTATCCCTCCATTATGAGTTATACTTTTGATACTCATAAAAATAGAAAAAACGACAGTTTATCCAGCGATACTGCCAAACGCATAGGGGATAAGACAATTATCTATATTGAATATTGACATTAACCGCAGATGAAGCCGATGATTTTTTTATCCCTAAATTTGTCAACACTAACGGATTATGTGCGGGATAATCAATCGTAACTGCCCCCGTACTTGCAGGCAAATCATAAGTTTGCGATACTGTCGCCGTCATTGACGAAGTGCAGGTATCATAAAGGACAATCACTTGTGATACCGTATTTACCGACCCATTCGTCAATATTATCTTGTCAATCTTCGCCCCACCAGCGATATTTGGATATCCGCCATTAGCAAAATCCGCCACCCCTGATGTCGGATTGTGAGTTGATAATGCGACAGTATAATCTCCCGCCAGCAATCCCTGGCACATTATCAATATAGATAAAACAATCAAAACTACGAGTTTTCTAACCATTTTCGACTCCCTCTCATAGACTTTGAGATTCAAACTGCTTATCTATATATTATGTTCGCATTAACTGCCGATGCCGCACTCGATTTCTTAATCCCCAAATTTGTTAATATGAGAGGATTATGTTTCGGTAAATCTATTGTCGTGATTCCTATTGCCGCAGGTAAATCTATCGTCATTGCTGTCGTTGCTGTCATAGATGAAGTGCAAGTATCGAAAAGTATTATCACCTGTGCAGTTGCCCCTCCGTTAGACAATACGATTTTATCTATCTTCGCACCTGCTACTATATTAGGAAACCCGCCTTTAGTAAAACCTCCTAATGAACCCACAGGATTATGCGATGTTACTGCCACCGTATAATCCTCAGCTCTCGCTATCCCTAACATAATCAACAAACATATCAAACCTAACAACACAACATTTATCTTCCTCATCTCTCTTATTCCTCCTTGATAAAGATTTTCTCTAAAATCTTAATCTATTTTTTCTTTTTTCTTTTACTGCTCTTTTTCTTTGGTGCTGATTTAACCATCTTATCAACAGGTGCTTTCTCCATTTTCTCACCTTTTACTTTCTCAACCTTTATCAATCCCATCTGGATTAATCTTGTTCTCTGTTCAGCATTAGGACTGATAGATTCTCCTACCTCATATTTTCTCCCTTCTAAAAAGAACGAAGATACTACAATCAATTTATCCATAATCCCTCCTTTGAAAAAAATGCGTCCTGACTATCCCGATTATGTGCAATAATCAGGACGCTTATTCGACCCAAGACAAAAGAGATTCCTATTTTACTAACATCATTGAAAATGCAACGGGTAATGCTACATCAATAGACATCCTTCTTTTAAATCTGAACCAAGTCTCATCGAGCATAAAGGCACTCTCATTCGTCCCGAAATCCGATGCATCTTTAGATGAATAAATCTCATATCCGCCTCTATCTGATACCCATAGATATTTTTTCCAGTTGCCATATAATATCGCCGTCTCTGTTCCTGTTCCATAAGTAGACAATATCTGGTCGCTTACCTCATATCGCTGTTCATATATTGTTCCTGGTCTCGATTCATTCGGCATCTGCCATAATGGTCTATTATTGGTGTCTTTCAAGGTTGAAATCAATCTTAAAGCGTGAGACGACATAACCAACGATGCCCCGTTCCTATATCCAGCACCTATACCGAATATAAGATTGACAAGGTCATCAGCAGCAATGTTAGCTCCCACCTGCAACACCGCATTCACTCCAACCGCATTCAACACACCAACGAATGGGTCAGTATTGCCGACAAATCCGCACCTATCCTCCTCCTGCCCCATAGCATTTGCAACGAGTTCCTTACAAAAATTATCCAACCCTACACTATTATCTTCCAATAACTCATCGGTCATCTTAACAACTGCTGCCGCCTTATGTGCTGTCTGAGTCAATCTACCAAATGTAGGTTTAGTTGGTGTCTTTGCAACCGCCTCATCAGTCCAAGTAACTGTTACATCCGTCAGTTGTCGTGGAACTCTCCGTATAAGGCTACCCATCGGGAATATCCTCGCAATCCGTCTCAAGATAGATTCTCCCTCCTCCAACTTTATTATCTCATTGGAGAATTCTTCTGGCACCGCATATCCGCCCTGTGCAGGCGTCCCCTCACTCATTACCGTCTTCAACTGAGCGATTGTATCGAGATGCTGGACAGGATTGGCTACTGCCCTCATTACATCGGCGAAATACATCCCGCCTTCTGGCATCTTGCCTTCCTTATCAGGCACCGCCCAAACCATTTTTCTCTCTGGCGGATGTATCTGTTTCTCTAACTCTGCTACCTTTCCAACAAGCTCCTCAATCCGTTCATTCTGCTTATCTGACGGATTCTGTTTCCCTAACAACTCTTTCAACTCCGCTACCTGTTTCATTAAATCATCAATCTGGCTCATCTCTAACTTCCTCCTTAATATAGAATTTAGGTTTTTATACCTAAGCCTTCACCTGCTCTCTAATTTGACTAATATCCTCATTCACTCTCTTTAAAGTCTCTCTTTCCTCATCAGTAAACCCATCTTCCCCCTTACCATCATTATTTGGAGGCTCTGATGCACTATATAACTCCGTTAATACATCAATACATTTCTTAACAAGACTCCGATTTTTTTCTGATAATACCCTCCCCGATTTAACCTCCTTCTCTATCTCCTCTCTCTCTAATTCAGCATTGACTATATCTCCCAACTCCTCAAACCATACGTCATTAAACATCTCCCTCAACTCTGCCTCTGTATAATCTTTTAATTCAGGAATCTCCTTACCCAACTCTTTATAATGCCCTGACAGATGATTATATACACCTTTTTTATCATCATCAGCTATATCTACTCCCCCTCTTGCTCCCAATAAAGCCCCCATACAAGCAAATACTTTTGCAGGATTTAATTTTCCCTCCTCATTTTCAAATGGGCTTATATCGTGATGGGGCAATACAGAATTAATATCAATAGAGAGATTATCAATCTTTTCATTCTCCTCTTTTATCAATCCAAAACTTTTAGCCATAACATCTTTCATCCCTCTTACTGCCATTGCCTCTGCATTAGAAGGAACAGGACAACCCGATATCTCCAATAACTCCTGCGATGTATATCTATATCCATTCCTCATCAATCCCTTTTCTCCCTCATCCTCATCATCTATCTCCTCCCTCTTAAAAGGGATAAACCCAACAGAGAATGTCCTTATCCATCCATCTTTATAAAGTTTATATACAGTATCCGCAAATTCATAGGTCTCCTTCTCTGGAAATTTAGCCTTGAACTTCAATTTACCATCCTCAACCTTTATCTCCGTTGCCTTTGCAATAGGCAATGCATCCTTACCCGAATATGTATGAGCCCATAATATAACAGGATTTTTTCTGAAATTTTTTAGTTTCCATCCTGACGGCTCTATAATATCTCCGTCCCTATCTTTTATCCCCGTAGATGCTACCGCCGATAATGTCCTATCCTCTCCCTCAACCTCTTTAACCTCAAAATGAACTAACTTTTTTATTGATTCCATTGTTCAATTCCTCCCTTTATCATCTTTTTACTACCCCCTTGAATGTGCATCTACAATTAACAACCTCGCTAACATCTCCCGACGGGTCTCCCGGATATATCAACCCATTTGAGAATGTATCATCTAACCCTACCTCCTCCCCATCAATTTGATGAGAAGGTCTAACATCCCCATCCCTTGTGCTTATCCAAGTCTTTTTTTCTACCACTTCCGATTGTTTATATGCCTGAAAACTGCCATTATTAGTAGATGATATTATCTCTGTCCTCGCTATTCTCTCCGTCCTATACCCTCTCGCCATATTAAACACATTCTCAATCCTTTTCTCCACATCTGCTATACTCTCCCCCTCCGCTATCGCATCCTTTAACTGTTTCCTTAATACCTCTCTTGTCGTTTTATTAACCTCAAACGAAAACTCAAATATTTTTTTATCTATCCATTCAACAACTGCGGGATTATTAATATCAAATTCTATGCCTAAACCCATTCTTTCTATCTCCCTTTTAGCCTGTTCCGATAACGACCCCGATATAACAGGTTTTGATTTTTTCCTTAACCTTTTACCTGCCTCTTTATCATTAAATATAATCATATCTATTCTCTGATTCTGATTCTCTTTCTTTGCACTCAATACACTCGCACTATACGCCTTCAACCCATAATCCCTTAAATTCCTGATAACCTCCCTCTCCTGCAATGTAAATTCCTCCCTTAATATAGGCTTAAACTTTCTCTCCCATCCCTCCGTTGACCTCTTAAAATATTCCCATATCTTATCATTAATGATTTTCTCTCTTGTCTTCTCATCATCCTCTTGATTTTTGTATTCTTTCTCCGCAGGCTCAAACATACCGTCCTTACTCTTACAATGATTTTTTGCCGCACTCTCACTCCATATATCCGTCTTATATCTCATAGCCTGTAACTCTGACTTACCCTCTTTAACCCCATAGATAAAATCAATACATTTATCATCTACCTTAACAGCACAATTTTTCCTTGCAAACCTATCATATTTATCAGGACTCTCTAATCTACAACTGTGTTCATTTGGATAAGGTTTCAATCCTGCATCCTTTGCTATTATCTCATCAACAGCCTCCTCCTCAATAGGTTCAGGACTTGCAGGTTCTGACCTTGGACTTGAAATTGGTATCAAATTCATTGGTGCATTCCAAGTATCTCCCCAATCTACCTTTTTCAATCCCATCTCCTCCCTAACCTCATTAATCGTCCTTATCCCATTCTTTGTTAATATCCCATTGACTTCGGCTTTCGATTTTTCATCCTCTTTCAATGCCTCCACTTCCGATAAATCAAATTCCATTACTAAATTCTCATCATAGGGCATTATTAAGAACGAATTTATTACCGCCTCCAATTTCTTCAGTTTCGGAATCATTGTATCCTGCCAAAATATACGCCTCTGCTCTTTAGAATTTGCATAATTGGCATATTCAAAAACCCCAACCATCGCAGGAGGAACTCCGAAAACTCCTAATATATCCTCTCTCGTCATTTTCTTACTATTGATAAAATCCATATCCCTTTGACTTAATCCGATAGCCTCCCATTTCAACCCTTTCTCAAATATTACTGTCTTATGTGCATTTTGAACCCCCTGATGCATAGCCCTCCATCCTGCCGCTATTCTTTTCTTCTGGTCATCTGATAAATTCTCCTCCGAAATCAATGCCCCTTTCGGCTCTGCAGAATTTAAAAAGAAATTTCTGTTATACTGGTCTCCATAAGATTGTGTGTCAATAGCCAACTTTCCCGCACTTATCGGAGATAACCCATAATAATCACTCATCGGATTGAAATATTTAAAATGTATAACTATATTTTTATCTAATATAATCTCTTTTTTTGCTCCCCCGATATTATATGTATAATGACTTATCAACTCTTTCGGATGTGGCACTATCTTGACCCTTTGAGGATTTAATGGATATATCTCCGTCGGCTTTCCATTAACAAACATATCCAATAGCCAATAAGCATTCCCCGTTAACTCTGAATAACTAAATGTCGCCTCTTTTAAATCAACTCCACTCATAAACGGATTAACCGTCTCCAATAGATTTATAATAGGATGGTCGGTAACCTCATCATATACGATTTTGCCGCCTTTCTTAACTTTCCTATAAAACCTCATCGGCACTCCTGCCCCTTTACTCGCTATCCTGAACACACAAGCATAAACCCAACTCACATCTGCATATTGCTGTAAATAATTCCTGTAATTCTGCTGTGATGATTGACCTAATAACCCTCCATAACTTGAACCACTATCAAATGTAAGCAATCTGTCCTTTGCCTTTGCATAACCCAACGAACTCATTAATTTATCAATTATTCTCATCCTATCACCGTTAAACTCGGCCCACCTTCTCCCTTCCCATAATAAGATTGTCCCTTAATAGCCAATGCCAAAGCATCCGCCCTATCAGGACTTTTCAATCCTCTCTTTTTCATATCCTCCTTACCCTCAATCTTAATCTGCCCCTTCCCTGTTATCTCATATTTTCTGCCTGTTAATTGTCCCATTAAAACCTCATCATTTGGTATATCTATCCTCTCATTTTTAAACCTATCTCTCATCTCCCAATACATCTCTGTTCCCATATTGACAAATTTATCAGGTTTCTCCGCTTTACTACCTGCATTTATAGGCTTGATTATAAATCCCTCCTCTTTTAATTTATCTGTAACTCCTCCCCCTAACCCAACATCATCAACACATACACAACAAGTAGGGATACCCCATTTCTCCATCATATTTATAATATTCCCCGCAGTTTTCATTAAATCCTTCCCTCTATATACCATAGTATCTATATTCCTATCCCCAATCATTACCTTTAAAACAGTTTCCGCATCCCCAAACCTTGCTACATCTACCCCCAACCCTTTATTCCCTCTTGCCTCCAATTCCCTATCTCTTGCAGATTCAACCCAACTCAACAATATCAATACATCTTCCGTCTCCTCAGGAAATTCCGCTAATACTTTACTGATATATAACGGATTATCCTCCCCCCAATCGTTCTCCC